ATGAGCACCTACGCGAAGCCGGCTGCCCTGGTGGCCATATTAGTATATTTCATAGTTTCCAATGGTATAGGTAAGCGTGAGACTATAAACACAGGTGCGTTTTGAATTGACTTAAAGATTTCACCCCTGAATATATAAAAATGTCTTCCATCACCGCCTTCAACGATATGATGGGTCAATTTCTTATGGAACTGCACAAGACTTTTCCAGAAGAGAAGGGACTCAAGAAATACATCACCGCCTTCGAGTTGCTTCGGGACACCAACCCCAAGAAGATTGTCAAGAAGTTCATGGAGAATGTATCCCCCCACGCAGATAAGATCAGCGCTCGTGATGAGTCCCTGTTTCTGGATGATTCATCGGATCTCGATTTCATCAAGGCTTTGAACATCAAGGAGTGTTGGCCGAAGGCTTCTGAGGGTACCAGGTCTGCCATCTGGCAGTACATCCAGACCCTGTACATGCTCGGTACCACCATCACCTCCATCCCAGCGGAGACGTTATCTATGATTGAGAATGTCGCGAAGCAGTGTGCCGACAAGATGCAGAGTGAAGGGGGTGGAGGTATCGATGAGTCGCAACTCATGAAGTCTATGCAGAGCATGCTTGGTGGTATGATGAAAAAATAAAAGTATATTAATATAAATGGTATCGTTATTTGAAGATCCAAAACAGTTGGTCCGTGCAGACAAGGTGATGCATTTCTGGCCGACGAAGGAGCAGTCAGCTGAAGAGCGTGTGAATGCCACGGTAAGGTTCATCGTTTACGCGACGTGTATTCTTTATCTGATCAGACGTGATGTCAGGGTGTTTGTGTTGGGTGCCACCGCCGTGGGTGTGCTCTACGTGATGGAAAAGTCTCAGATGGTGAAAGACGAGGCTATCAGGCCTGTCATGATGGAAGCGGGGTCCCCGTCTCCGTGTACCCTCCCCACGTACGATAACCCCATGGGTAACGTGCTCATGAATGAATACGTAGACAGACCTGACCGCCCCAGCGCGTGTGACTATTCTTCGGTGGATGACAAGGTGAATAGGATGTTGTCTGATAGAATCCCCTACGGCCCCACGCGTTCGCGCTCCCCCCTCCCCGAGCAGCAGCGCAATAGTTATTCGCGTCAGTTTGTTTCCATGCCCGTGACTGGTATCCCAGGAGACCAGACGGCTTTCGCTGAGTGGCTGTACGGTGCCAAAGATGCCCCCACGTGCCGCACGGATCCTCGCATGTGTGACCCCAACGCCCGTGGTGCACAGCTCGAGGCTTTCGCGGGTCTGGATCCCAACGGTGACAAGAGGAGTGGAATGATGGGTGGAACAATTTCTTAGTCAATAGTAAATGGCGTACCAGCTTCAACCTGGAATGAAAATCGTGCAGAACCCGGCGCACCCCCCGGTGTGTGCCACCGAAGAAGTGTTCGTGTACCCCAAACCCAGTACCCTCAACTATGGTTCCAGCCGTCCCAACACGATGCTCTACGGCACGGCCCCCTACATGGCGGGTAAGGGTGCCCCAGCCCAGTTCATAGAGACGAGCGATCAGCTCAGGCCCCAGTCGACCTCACAGTTCAACAAGATCGTGACTAACACGTACGAGAAGAACTTCTTCCCTCTCCAAGACATGACGTGCAAGCTCCCTCCCCGCACGTTGTCCTATGAACCCGCGAGCACCCGCGCCGAACTTCAGAATACCCAGTTTCAGCAGAGATACTCTAGATAAAAAAATATTAATAACAGATAAGAATGGCGGAGATCCTCGCTATAGCAGGTTTAGCTTATTTAGGAAAAATGTTGAGCACAAAGGAAAAGGAAAAGTACGAACCACCCACAGAGGTCCCCACAGAGGTCCCCACAGAGGTCCCCGCCGCGCTCGCACGCCCCGTAGATGAATCTATGCTTCGAATGCCTGACAGGAAAAGGGAAGTCGCAAACTTTGGTGTCGTGGCTCCTCAGAGTAGGGCCAACGGGAGTGAAATCCTGTCCATGCGCAACCGAATGTACGACACGGGGCGGATGAACAATCTCTCCCCCGTGGAGAAGCAGTTGGTGGGTCCAGGTCTCGGTGTGGGTGCCAACACCCCCGCGTTCGGTGGGTATCAGCAGCTCCTCCGTGTCAACCCTGAAAACGTTGGGGCCTATCGTCTCACGACGCTCCCGGGTAGGAGTGGTCCCGCGATGGATATTAACGGTGGACGCCGTGGGATCATCGGTGAGGTTGCGCATAACAGGCCCGAGAAGACGGCGTTCCTCCCCGCGAGGCGCCCAGAGACTTTCGGAAGGGCGCAGGGGATGTCAGGCGTGATACCTCGCAACGAGCACGAGACCACGAAGCGTCTCACCAACCGATCCGTGACTGGTCAGCGTGACGACGGTCTGGGTTTCTCAGGCGCCAAGCGCATCATCCCCGCGGGTACCCTCCCCCAGGACCCCACGAGGAACAAGAAGGATGGAAACATGGAGCAGTTTGGGCACGTCAACAACCCGGCGCCTAACATTCACTCGTTCGCTCACGGGTACGTGAACGCCCCGGCGACCAAGATTGGTGAGAAGCGCACCTACGGTACCCCTCACACAGCGGAGGAACTCATGGCGTACGGATTCAGGCCGGACGACCGCCGTGGCAAACCCAACAGGAACGGTAACGCAGGACGCATGAACGTGCGAGCCGGTGCCCTCAACCAGGGTGGAATGCTCACGGCTGCGAGGTCAGACACGACCAGGCTGGACGGTCGTATCGCCCCAGTCAACGGCGCGTGGTCCCAGCAGTACACGAACAACGCCTTCCACCAGCAGAACGCCTACAAGGGGAACGCGAATCCCTACGCCACCGCGGACAGCCTCGACGTGGCGAAGAAGCAGATGGAGAACAACCCGATCGCCCAACAGTTTTTTTAAGTAGTACATTTTTCAGTAAAGCGAGTCACATTACGCATTAAAATAGTATCCCTTTATTTTAATGCGCGTATACACGTTCGACATAGACAGTGGTGAGCGAGACCCCGTGTTGTACCCCAACCCCAACAATTACGTGATCGAGTTGAAGAACCCCATTTACGACGTGACGAAGATATCCATGATATCAGCTCGCATACACGCCAGTCAATTGTTGATCAACGAGAGAAACAACACCTTCTCTGTGAATGATACCACGGTGTCTCTGGCGAACAATAATTACGATGGGAAATCCCTGGCGTCTGAAATCGTGTCACAGATTCCCGCCATCACGAGTGCCGTGTACGATTCAAACATAAACAGCCTCACACTCACGGGGGGTGCCCCCTTCACGTTTGACTTTTACGATGGCATCAACGGATACAACGTACACACGGAAGTCAATGGGTACACGACGCCCCATGACATCCTAGGTCTTCCAGCGAGCAACGTGGCGTCAGAGGGTCTCAGTCTGACTACGGGAAGTATAAACTTACAGGGGCCCGACGCCCTCATAGTGAAACTGAGCAGTGGCTCTGAAGAGTTCAACAAGACCGTCTTCTCGGACACACCCTTCTACACGGGTCGTATACTCATGTGTGGTGACGTCGTCAATTATTTGGGTGCAGATGACGCCGTGGTGCACAACTTTGACTCTGGATCCCAGAAGACCATTCAGAGTCTGAGGGTACAATTCTTCTACAGTAGCAACAACCGATTGATTCCCTATGATTTTAGACACGCCAACCATGTCCTGAAGCTTGGTATCGAGTGTTCTACTGGGAAACCTCAGACCGTCCCCAAGGTGACAAAGGATTTTTCATTACCACCACCCGTGCACATTCCTGAAATGGAGAATCTGAATAGGTGGAATGGATTTGTGTACATATTTCTAATAGTCATCACCGGCCTGGTGTTCATACTGTTCACCAGGCCCCGTAGAAAGGTTTAGCGCGTCACGGCGTACATGGGTGCCGTGGGCTTGACGACACGCTTAGAGGCGCGGGACAGGAGCATGTAGACGATGATGGACAGGAGGGTGGTCACCACAGCCGTGATGGCGTAGTTCGCCCCACTGTTCTTCTGGACCTTGACAACCTGGTGGGTCATCCAACGGACGAGATCCATCCAGGACAGAGCGGCGGCGAAAGAGAAACCCGCGACGACGGCGTTGAGCGCCTGTGCTTCGAATTCGGTGGCAACGGTGGTGAGCATTTATAGTATTAAAACATTTTTATTCTGGTAAAAGTTCTTCTACGACTAACAATTTTTTATACTTCTCCTTCTTGTATCCCTTCACACCAACGTCGGGTTCATCTTCGTCCGAATCTGAATCCGTCTCGGACGCATCACCCGACTTAAACGTTTTGTACTCTACTTCAGTCCAACCCTCCGGCCAGGTGTTCATTACTATCAATAGCATTTTTTAACATATGTTCTGACGGATTCGTCGGCATCCAACTCTCCCACGCGTCGTAAGCTTCCGTGATGGCTCGCATGGCCACGTTGGAACCGATGTAGGGCTCAAAGGCTTCCTCGTCCTCCTCGTCCACCTCCTCGATGTCGTCCAAGTCAGAGTCATCGCTATCGTACACCTCTGGGAATTGAGACCCTATATGGTTCCCCACGGTGTGCATAGCACAATATTTCATGCAATACTCCATGTCTTTGGCGAGGATGGTCTGGCGACCACACGCCTTAGCGTACTGCCCGGAGAGTATCATAGCATTTTCCAGGACAGGAGTGACGATATCAATTGCCGATTGGGCCAGACTGGAAGAGAAGTCGTGCGGTTCCATCTTGGACTCTCAGAATATTATAGCTAAGCGCGTAAACTCTAAGTTCCCTGTCAACGATTTCGTCGTTCAAAGATAGTTTCACATGCTGCTCCTTGACGAGACTTAGGTTTCTTTGACCCGTGGGATACCATCGCTCTGGCTCGAGGGCGAAGCTGTACGAGTAGAACCGCCTGAACAATTGGGTCCTGGAATGATGGATGCCACTCTGGACAGCTCTGAGGTGAATGACATTCCCAGTCTTTTCATCGAGCACCGTAGAATCATCGAGACGAAGTTCGAGGTTTTTGAGATGTTCATAGTTTGTATACACGGAATCGTGCACCGGCGCCGAGTGATCATAATCGAAGTGTGAGACATCTGCACCCACTCTCTGCATCACAAAGTACAACTCCTTCACGGGGTTGACAAATGCCAACTTTTGTCTGTGCGTAGTCGCGTTGGCTGGAATCACAGAGACGTCAGCTTGTACCTGTGTGATGATAAAGTCTGTGGGGACCTCCTGGAGCTTCACACGTTCGGGTTCATCGAGCGCCACGAGTTCCGTCTGGACCTTGAAACTTTTTATGAGACCCTCCTGTGCAGTGGGAGACACAGTGGTTGATTCGTACGTGCATTTATCAGCGGTACTCAACTGTACCACAATCTCAACCTCCTGGTGGGTGATGGCACACAGGGGTACAGACAATTCGGGGTTTCCATGAAAGTAAAAGGGTACGTCGACTATACACGTGCGATCACTTGTGGTGGGTTCCAAGTACGTGAGGATCTCGGTGCTCTGCACGGGTGTTCCTGAAAAATCAAACGGAGGTTTACCTATGAGTTTCGATAGGTTCGTCTGCTTCGTCTGTGTCACGTAATGTTCTGAATAAATCTGTAGCCAATCACGTGGTATTCTCTGTACCAGGGTACCCCCGATGACGAGATCCACGTGTTCTATAATGGCGTGCCCTATGGACTCTGCGTACCCCCGAGGACTCGCACCCTTCAGCACCACGTGGAGTCTGACCGTCTTGAGAAGATCACCTACGTTCTGGGGTATGGTGCAATGGAGGGTCTGACCAAATGCCAATTCTCCAGTGACATCATGGTCCACCGTGAACCGTGCAAAGTTTGTATGTTTCTTGAAGTTTTTAATGAAATAGGTGTACTCTGGATCGTCCGTGAAGAAGACATCCTGCGTACCCCTCGTGGCGAGCTGCGCGCGTCCAGCCATTACTACTAGTAACAGCCTAAAATTTTAAACCAGCTAATCCACTCTCTATCCTCAACACGTTATAATTGACGGCGTAAGCACTGACTATGATATCATTGTAATAATCTATCTCATCGAGTTCTATGTTGAGCTTCTGATGCCTCACGCGACTCATGTTCACTTGTCCCGTGGGGTAGTACTCTTCCGGCTTTAATGCGAAGGAGTACGTGTAGAATTCATACGCTGGTGAGGGACATCCCGTGTGGTGGTCCAGAGACTGTTGGTAGGCTAATTGGGTCCCGTCATGATCGAACACAGTGGCTTCGTTGAATTCGAGAGAAATTCGTTTTATGTTCCTGACATCTGAACGTAGTGGTATGACAGGTGACATTCGTATAGTAAGATCTGATTCGGCTATAATTCCATCGAGAGGTTGACGAAATGGATTGCGTTCACTCAGTGTAGCGATGAATAATAATTCCTTCACAGGGTGTTTAAAATGTAAGAGTACAGATTTTTTAGATGTTTCTATTTCTAGTGGTATCGTTGCTAATTGTAATTGTGTGATGACATACTCGATGGGTCTGGTCTTTAAAAAATGTATTTCGGGATCCGTTATAAAGTAAAAATCGGATATGAGAGTAGCCGCCTGTATCCCTCCTTTTTTTTCACCTGTTTCGTTGAAATTAACGGTCCATCTATCATTAAACTCTTTGAACGTTTGATGAATTTTATAGTCTGAATCCTTGAATGTAATTCTCACTTCTATCAATTGTTTCGTCAAGGCACACAAGGGTATAGCTAAACTGGGATGTCTGAAAAAATAAAAGGGTAGATTGACATAAAACGTATACGGTGCTTTAAAATCTATATGAGATCCATGGCCTGTCAAAAAATAGAGTGTCTGATCTGTGTCATCTATATTATTGTGTAATTGATCATACATGTATATATATTCGCCCGTGAGTCTCTCGATGACTTGACCCCCTATGATAAGATCCGCGTGTTCTATCATCCTCGTTCCTATGGAAGGATAATACAACGTGTAATATTCTGGGCTGAATGAGAATATCTCTATCCCCCCTCCACCATCATCACCCCCTACTTGAGGAAGAGGGTCTAGGGTCACCTTGAGAGTCACACTCCTCAGGAGATCACCCATGTTGTTTGGTATCTGACAGGTTACTGTATTTCCAAAACCAGGTTGCCCGTCGAAGGGGCGTTCCACCATCTCCGTGGCAAATCTCGTGTGTCGCCTATAGTTCATGACAAAGTAGGAAAATTGGGGCTCCCCGGTGAGCCACTGATCCTGGATACCCGTGACGGCGAGGCGAACGCTACCTGCCATTCTTAATAGACGTGAGTAAAATTTTATCAAATAAAACATGGCATTACAGTAGATGGATCTGAAACTCCGAAAGTTTAACCCAGCCAATATGGCTGATGATCGGGTCTGTGTCTTTGTCGGGAAAAGAAACACGGGAAAGTCCACGCTCGTCACAGATATCCTGTATCATAAAAAACATTTACCAGCCGGGATAGTCCTGTCAGCCACAGAGGAAGGGAACCATTACTACCAACAGTACATCCCCGATCTTTTCATATACGGTGATTACGATAGGGAAGCCATAGAACGTGTCATGGACAGACAGAGGAAGTTGGTCGGCGCGGGAAAACCAAACTGTGGGGCTTTCCTCCTCCTGGACGACTGCATGTACGACAATAAGTTCATGCGAGACACGTGCATCCGACAGTGTTTCATGAACGGGAGGCACTGGAAGATCTTCTTCATGCTCACGATGCAGTACTGTATGGATTTACCCCCAGCCCTTCGTGCCAACGTGGACTACGTGTTCATCCTCAGGGAGAACATCATCCAGAACAGAGAGAAACTCTACAAATCCTTCTTTGGTATCTTTCCATCCTTCGATATGTTCAATAAAGTGATGGACGCCTGTACCGAAAACTATGAGTGCATCGTGCTGGACAATACCTCAAAGAGTAACAAGATCGAAGACTGTGTCTTCTGGTACAAGGCGACCCTCCGAAAGAACTTCAAGGTGGGAGCCCCGGAGTACTGGCACGCACACAAGAAGATGTTCAATCCAAAAGGTAACTCGTCTCTCAACCCAAAGAACGTCAAGGGGAAAAACACACAAATAAGAATAACAAAACAGAAATAACCTAAGTGAAGTTTAAAGATTTCAAAGTGTATACAGCAAAGATGGAACCCATCAAACTTCTCCCGAACAACCGAGAACTTCTCAGATTCATCGAGGAGGACCACACGGCCCTCGATCATGATGACTTTTTAGAGCGTGAGGTGCTACACGGGTCTGAGGATGCCACGAGGCTCCTCGCCATTGAGAACGCCACGGAGATTGCCAAGCGCTTTATCCAGAGGCACTACAAGGACATTTTGAAGGCGATATGTACAGAGAGTACGAAGAATGAAAGATGTGTATACAGGTGCAAGAACACCGAGTCGCTCACACGGTCAGATGTTGACGTGGAGTATCTTCACCTCGAGACTGTGATAGAAGAGGGGGGTCACGGTATATACTTGCGAGTGAACAACACGACGAAACAGATTACCCTATGGGACTCCATGGGGGAGAATGCGTACACGAATGCCTTTGAAGATGTGATTCATCAGGTGTATCCAGGGTACAAGGTACGGGACAAGTCTGTTGGGTTTCAACCGACGGGTGGATTTGTTCAGGAGACACCCGAACAGATGTTGGGCGCCATGTACATATCAGGGGAGCCAGGATATGCTGAAAGAGCATGGATGGTGTCTCAGTACGACGAGTTGTCCCAGCATCACTTTTGCTACGTGGAAGCTTTCGTGTCTATGGCGTTCGACAGTCTACCCATGTACAGGTCAGGGCCCGAAGATCCCAGGGAACGCTTGAAGTACATCAAGAAGGTGGTGTGGGGGTTCATTCATAAATTTTACACGGGACCCAGGGAAGGCCCAGTATGGGAGTACTTCACGAAATATTTCCCCTACTACATGACGACAAGGAACAGCGATGGCACGAGGATGCGATTGAAGAATGAATTATTTCAGATTCCAAAAAAGGAGACGTTCATCAAACGCATAGAATGTTTTGAAACTATAGACACGAGCGAATGGTCCGTGAAGGATATTCTTAGATGGGCTGCGAAATCATAGAGTCTAAAAAATGTAATTTTACATAAATGTCCGACGTGCGCACTTTAAATCTTTCTGATGCAGACGATGGTATGGTGTCTTTAAATGATAAACCTTCCACGAGTTTTGTGTCGGAAAACGCCGAAAAAAATGTGGGCGAACATAAAGATACCATGGACTCTACTCCCATCTCCGATATTATGGGCCAATCCCAAGACATGCTCGAACCCCCCATGATGGCCATGGATCCCCGAATGATGCAGCAGGCTCCTCCTCAGCAGATGGTCTCAGCCCCCGCCGCCAAGGAAGTTTCCGCGAAGAAGGCTAACCCCATGAACCTCACGGACGAGCAGATGCAGGCGCTCATCGTGGCCGTGTGCACCGCCGCCGCCATCAGCAAACCTGTCCAAGAGAAGTTGGCTGGCACCGTGCCCAAGTTCCTGAACGCCCAGGGCAACCGCAGCATGGTCGGCCTGGCTTCGACTGGTCTCGTGGCGGCTCTTCTCTTTTACTTCGCTAAGCGATACGTATGAAGTTATCGCTGGTGACGGCGTACGACACGAGAGCACCCATCGCGAGACTCGCTACGATGGCCAAGGAAGCCATTCCAGTCCCCTTGGGATTCTTCCCAAACTCCTTCAGGTTCTTCTTTAAACCTTGAGAAAACTTAGATTTAGGCATAGCCTCTAACAATAACGTCATGAAAAGTGTAGCTCCTATGACCATCGCGAGCATAGAACCCATAGATATGAGACCCACGATGTTATTTTTAGACATGAACCAGATGTACAAGGGGTACGCGACCGTGAGTAAAATAGTGTTGACCCACGGATGCAGTTCGGCACGGACAGCGATGAGTCCCAGGAACATGAAGATCCACGAGGACAGGGAGAGACTCACTTGGGCGAGCCCAGGTTTGGAAGGCGCTGCAAAGTTATCCATTTTTATAATAGACATACAAAATTATTTATCCATGATGTGTTTACCACAGAAAGGGGTCCTGGTGTTTATGTTTTCGTAAATACCTATGGAGATCGCTTCGTTCCTGAGGGTGTCAAACTTGCCCCAAAAGTGTTTACTGTGTGAATACTCATCGACGGTGCAGTGGGCCAACTCGTGAAGGAGCACGTGGAATATGTCGTTGACCGTCCCGTCTATACAGAGACCAATCTCAGTACCCTTGTTCACGTTGTACCCCACGGCATTTGACATACCGCGATGGGCCACGATAGGAATCTCTTCGTGGAGCATTCGAAACGCCTCGATATCACTAGACTTTAAATGTTCCCTGAGTTTCTTGTAGCGCGCTTTGACTTCTTTGAGTCTCTCATCTTCCTTTGTATTAAAAAGTATCACGAGGTTCACTAGGAGTAACACGATCCACGCTATCATTTCTATATGTGAATATAAATTTACTATACAACTGTGATATGGGGTTTCCCCTGAGTGACTCCCAACACTCGAGGGAAAACCCACAATTTTCTAAATGTGTCACCAGTAGATCCTTGTGCGCGAGAGGTTCTGGTCTAGGACCATCCACGTAATACGGTGTGTCCACCAGGTGTACGTACAACTTTTCCCCGAAACCTCCATCACTCGTGTCACGCATCTTGAAAAAGTTTCCAGCGTCATCCACCAGGGGTGTCTTGAATATCATCTGCATCCCATCGGGTACTATACCCATGAAGACTCCACCGGGTTTTAAGCGTTTCTTCAATTCCCGCATAGTCTGTAGGAAGAGCTCCTTCGTCTGGAACACGTAGTGTAAAGAAAAGTTGTAACACACTATGTCATATCTCCTGTTGGGACACGCGGTGATGTCCCCTTCGTAAAAGTTCACCCGACACTTCAAAGTTTTCGCCCTATTCTTCGCCTCCTGAAGCGCCACGGGGTCCGGCTCACACATGCTCAGATTCACCTTGGCGTGTCGCCATTTTTGAAGATCCCCACCGAACCCACACCCCACGTCGAGCACACTGTGACCCGGACGCGCCACGCGCTCTATGAGTCGACGCTTTTCTTCGTTGTGGTATCGTCTGATCTCTTCCATGATGTTGTTATTGTCAACATCTTTATGTCACTTAGGTTGTTTAAAGATTTACTGCTTACATAATACATAATGTCTCTTGAACAAGATTACACCACCGTCCCCGGTCAACTCTACGCGTGCCTGTCCGTCGTCGGTCCCGAGGCGCCGCAGAAGAACGACAAGTTTGGCATCAAGATCCGTGGTGCCTTTTCCACCCGTGATGAGGCTGCTAACCACGCCAAGCGTCTGCAGAAGGAGGATGCCACCTTTGACATCTATGTGGTCGACATGTACAAGTGGCTTCTGATCCCCCCTGATCCTTCGAAGATTGAGGATGCGCATTACACCAACGAGAAGCTCGAGGAACTCATGACTGGCTACAAGGAGAATCAAGCCATGGCGGCCAAGATGTTTGAGGAGCGCAAGAGGGACATGACGACCACCACAGTCGGTGGTGAGGCCATCTTCCACAAGCCCGGTGATGAGAACTCCAAGTACTACAATAAGGCGGACGAACCCCCGATCAGTCACCCCGCGGAGATCATCGAGCGTCTGAAGCGCGAAAAGCCCGACGCATCCATGGAGGATCTCGTCAAAGAGGCGGACGCCATCGTGGCTATCGAGATTGAGGAGCGGCGCAAGGCGAGGGAGGCCATCCCCGAAGGTGACGAGACC